GTATTGCGAAAGCCATTTGAAATTTCGATTTTTGACCCGGGGGCTAGTCCCAACGTTCAATTGTGAGCGCCGTTGAATTTTCGTTCGTGCGTCGTTCGTGCAGTGCTTCGTGACATTCACGACAAACGCTGATTAAGTTTCTTTTTTGTTCGTGCGTCGCTGGATCCGTGTAATATATTTCTAATGCAAGATCAGGTCGTTGCTTGAAATGATTAACATGGTGCACTGTGTCAGCTCTCTTGAATCTGTGATAATTCTGTTTGCATATCTGGCACTCGCCTTTATCCATGTTGAGCACATGCTGCCGAATCTTTAACCAATGGCTCCAGATGTAAAATCTATGCGGTTCGTGAACTGCACACCATGCAGCATACTTGCGTTCACTATCTGTCATGAAATCTTGAACCCTTTACAAAATAAACAGCGCCGCCAAAAACTATGGCGACGCCGCATTAGTAGGAGAAAGCCAATGCAAAGAAAAGAATTGTATCATTTTCCCCATGAGCAAAACTGACACGATATCATAATAGCATGTCAATAGGTGACTTTTGAGTGATATATCGGAAATTATTTTAAATATTTTCGCGCAAAGGCTGCCAGCGCATAACCGTGAAGCCGTTTGATATACTCGTAATTATACATGCCGCCGTCACGTTTACGCATAATGCACGCTATATCCTCAAGACGTTTTCCTTCCAAATATCTCAGCCGAAGTATCTCGGCATGGCGGCCATCATCTATCGCATCAATTTGCTTTGAAATCTTGAGAATAAGTGCCCCGTACTCATCTTGCATGGCGTCAAGCTCGCGCTCAATATCTACGTAGCGGTCTACCGCATCAGACATTGGTGAGGAAGAACCGCCGGAGCTGCTCACTTTGTCCGCATCCATCCGCGGTGATGAATTGCAAAGCGCTTTGTTCCTGAGCAGATCGCGTGTCCTGATGAGCGCTTTAATTCTCGTGTCGCATCTACCCACCTGTGATAAGTACTCCTTAGCCGTCATCATGGTCACTCCCTGTAATTACGATGCACATGCAGAACACTCCAAGTATCACACCTACAAATGCTCCGATAATAAATCCCATCCGGTCACCTCCAGAAGTTGATAACATGAGCAATGATGATAAAAGCATCCTCGGCGCTCATCGTGCCGTCATAATAACTCGCGATCTCCTCGTTAATTCGCCATGTCTTGTAAAGCTCAAGCATTGTCCGCCCTCCAATCTGCCACCAGTGCTGGCTCTGATGTGTGATAGCGTCTCCAGAACCAGCCCTCGATGTAGCTGATCGGGATCACGTCAGCGGGCGGCATGGACTTCAGGTCTTCACATACCTGCTTTAATGTGGTCTGCGTGCTCGCAAGGTATGCGCCGTTTCGGTCGATGTAGTCATCTACACAAATGTATTTTTTCATTTGTTCTCCTCTCTTTGCCGCATATCAGCACCGCAGTTCGGGCAGAAATTACTACAAAAATGCCGCCCACGACCACATTCGCTACAATGCAAGAATTCATGAGAAAAATCGCTATGTATCCACTTCCCCGTCTTCCGCTTCGGCGTGACGGATGGCACAGTGTCGAGTGCTTCTCTGATTTCTGTACCATTCAGTTCCCAAGTTTCACCAAGTCTGTATCTACGTGAGCGTTGCCCTTTTTCTATCATTGCTTCATAAACAGCTTTTCTGCTCACCGCATCCTCGCACGGTTCTAGTCGCTCCGATAGCACTTTAATAGCTTCTGACAATGTATGATATGCATCACGTTCATTTTCATCAAAGCAATTATATTGGCTACGTAGGTTTGACAATTTTTCAATTAAATCACTCATCGTCCTCTTCCTCCGCTAAACCTCTGCAACAAGCAGGAATCTCGTCACTTTTACCCAACTTTTTCATGACTTCTATAGCAATCATACTTGCATCTTCTCCGCTTATTCCACACAATTTCAGCGTTTCATCTATCGCCATTTCTGTTTCGGTTGGAAACCTAAAACCATACAGGGATATTGGAACAATTTTTTCATTTATCATTTTTCTAACTTCCTTCCACACATCGGGCAGTACTTGATTTTTGCACTTCCATGCCATCCATTTGCTTTTAAACTCAGTTCCCACCCGTCCATGCCGAAATGGATAAACGCATGACAGTTTTTCTCAAGTGGTTTTACATAACCATCAGAATCTTCATGACAGTATTCGCAAAATTCCAAACGTGCGTGAATCTTGTTTTCATCACTTCTTAATTCCGTATCAGTCATCAGTTTTCCTTTCTGCATTAGCACAATACCCGCTACCATCTTCGTTTCCTATCTGACAACCAAGATCATTGCAAAACCATCTCCCTACGTCATCTTGCTCCCCATATTCACAGTCTTTGCACCTTATAATCTCAGGCTGTGCGGATGGCAACTTTTCAAGTATCTTTATGTCGTTACACTTTTCTGTGCAAGGTTCATCATCCTCTGCCGCCAAATCACACCGTCTGCAAAGCGCATCAATCGCCGCTTGTCTGCTTACCGTGTCTCCGACATTCGTGTCGTTAACATCCTGCGCCTGAAGTGCGGAGATCGCTCCCAAACTATTTCTGAATTTATCAAGTATCACCTGCGCCCTCTGCTTATCGGCATACGTTGCATCTGGCGTTGGATGCGTTATTGTTAACCACGCTTCGTTGTACTCAAATTTTGCACTTTTGAGTATTTTCAGCCATTCCGCAAGCTGTCTGTGTTCAGCGGCACAGGCAGAACATTTTTTCGCTTCATCATCATATACCCAACCACCATGATTACGGTTTTCTTTTGCTTCACGCTCTTTGGTTTTTGCTACAGCTTCAGCGTGAATAATCGCTTCTTCCAGTGTCATTGCTCGTCCCCTCTTATCAATAAGAATCTCTTACATAGTATTCCCAATCAATGATTGTTCCAATTTTATACCGCTCTTCTTGATGGATTACAACAAGTGACTTTGTTCTCCACGAAATACCATGCTGTGATTCATCATGTTCGTATTTCATCTTTTCGACGATCGCTTCCGCAATTTTCATTGCTTCGTTTTCATCGTCCAAAAGTATTTCAAATCGGAATCCATGATCAATTCTGTGATATTTGACATAAACATCACCAACATACAACCTAAGATCAGTAGGTATCGTCTCACCTTCTGGAATATAAAATCTAATGTCTGTCATCACTCGCCCTCCGCTTCGATCACCGTTGGTGCATTATCAATGCTTTCACATACATAACAATTAGTGTTTACTGGATAATCCCAATCCGTGTCATGCGGATATTCGTTTTTCAGTTTTTCCGCATCAATCAACCGTCCATGCGGTTCTTGCACTTCGACTAGTGGGCATTTATCCGCTCTGGTTCCTGCTTCTACGCAGTGCTTGTGCGGATAGTACCCACCATATCCTGGAAGATTGGAAATATCTTTACCGACCCATCCGCCTCGTTTATCTTTTCCATACCAATCTTGTCCGGACTCCATAAGCTCACATCTAGAGTCAAGGTAGTATCTTGGTGTGGTGCAGGTCATGCCATTAAAGTAAAACCACCGGCACTCGCCGCACTCTTTCGGCATCTTCATGCCTCTAATCAGTACACTCATCACTCACCCTCCGTCCTCTTGTAAAAGCATCTCGTATTTCTGCCCGCACCACTCGCAGAAACCTTCTCTGTGATACATCAAATCATGCCCACAGTTGGGGCAAGTAGCAAATTCTTCACCATTTCGGATAGGGATTATTTTCGCATCTTGCTTCTCCATTGCGTCCACCGCAATCTCAACCGCCCACGGGTCAACATCAACGGCGGTCTGGATGTGGCGGATCGCGCACTCGATGCGGTCTTTTTCCTGTGCTTTCATTCATTCCACCCCGCTTCCGTCACATACTCATCTGGCTCCGTGCCGATCACGCTGCAAATGGCGTACAACGTCATAAAGTTAATGCGCTTTCCGTTCAGGATATGCCCCAGCGTCTTTCTATCAATCAGCAGCTCATTAGCTACTTTTACTTGTGTGCCATAGCGGTCTGAGATGTCATACTTTAATTTATTTTTGTTAAACTCAACCCTCATTCTGTACCTCTAACATTTTATCAATAATCCTGTTCGCCCTTTCCGCGCCGATCCCCTCGGACCGGAGCAGCTGGAAGAGGTCATCTTCCATCCAGACTGCTCCATAATTCAATCCTTGCTCATATATGTTTTTGCAGATTCCATTCAGCCAGCGGTTGAAGTCATTGAGTGACATTTTCTGAATGTGTTTCAAATCTGCATATTTTACCGGCTTCATTTTTCGTGCCTCATATAGCACGGGTACATCTCAAAACATACCCCGTGCCGATCACACTCAGGCACTAAGAGGGTTTTCAGCTCCGGAGTGACTTCGGATGCAAGCCTGCACATTTCCGCGACAACTTCACGCGTCTTTTCTGCTGCCTTATTGCATAACCGTTTATTTGCTATGATCATAAGCTCCTCGGCGTTTACGTCGTAAATCATATTCACCGGCGTGTTCCTGGGCGCTGCATCTCCGTCCATGGCGGTCTGTCTATCATTCCGCAGGCTGCTGATGTACGGCTGTGCGTGTACGTGGCGCGCCAGATGCGTCGATACGTTGCCTGGAACGCCTTCGAGCATAAAACTATACCTGAGATATCTAATCGGGCTGTGACGGGCTCTCAGGAGCTTGAAACGCCAATCTGAGGAAGGTGGCGCGATCTCGCCGAGTCCTTTTCCATATTCTGTGATAAGCGCCCGGCGCTTGACTTCCATCCAGTCGTGTTCATTAGGCCATCCGATCAATCTGATTTTCATGCAGTCACCCTCCTTGGCGTTAGCTCATCCGTATACACAAGTTCTTCCGTCATGATTGCATGGTATCCAAAGCAGTAGCAGAGCCCGCGCTCAGATTTGAAGAGTGCAAATCTTGGATACTTTGCTATCAAAGTGCATTTCGCTGTGTATTCTTCCGCGCTTTTCAGCCTTATGTTGACCCTATATGTATCGCCGATCCGCAGCGCTCTCCGCAGCTTTCTAAGTCTTGCAACCGTATTCCCGGCATCGGCAAACCGTAATTCCCGTGTATGTACGACTGCATCTTTCGGAAGTTTACACCCTGCGTCAATTCCTTTTGCCCGAAGTTCCGCGGCGCACTGGTTGCACATGGTACGCATCCCGCGCCGCAGGTAGTAACCGTTAACAGGCTCAATTCTTCCGCAGTCACAGCGGCAAAGCCATTTGACATGCTCAAAACGGCCACCTTTGTTATACTTCTCTATTACTGTCAGCTTTCCGTATCGCTTGCCGGTCTCGTCTATGAATTTTTTGCAGTTATCTCCCTGTGCTGCCAAAGCCGTCAGACCCCCTCTCCGTATCTTCCAGCTCGTCAACAAGTTCCAGTTCAGGCGTCAGGATCGGCAGGATCACGAGCTGGATTAGTTTATCGCCCACTTCAAAGACATGTGGAATATCCCCGTTATTGTAGAGTTTCACGCGGATGCTTCCTGTATAGCCGCTGTCAATTACGCCGGTTCCGGTGATGTCGTGCTTCACATTAAGCCCACTTTTCGCCTTCAGGAACCCCACGCAGCTTTCCGGTATCTGCACATGCACGCCAGTGTCGATCGTTACACTGCTGTGCTGATGCAGCACCACACGGTGCGGCGTCCGGAGATCATAACCGGCGTCTGTTTCGTGCGCGCGTTCCGGAAGATATGCGCCGTCATCGAGTTTGACATTCATTTTCATGACATTCATTCTCCTTTGTTCTGCTTTGCGTACTAATCGCGCCTATTTCGCCCCAATTTCGACATTTTACGGCTCAGGGGTACATTTATACCACCGACACCGTAAAACGCGATTCTAGGGGCATTCTAGCGCATCAGAGCGCGTGTTCAGCTTCTTTTTCTCTCCCACTTCTCACATGTATCCTGCAGCCTCGTCTTCTTTGCCTTGTCCTGGTCACAGTAATAACTCTTGTATGTCGACTTGCAGTGCTCGCAGTTTTTGCAGATCTCTTTCATGATTTGTTTTTCTCCATCCAATCATCCGTACTGATTGCATCAATCGCAGCCACCAACGCCCTGTTCCCGAATATCGTTGTCATCTGGATATGCATTGACGTTTCCGCCATGTCCTCATAAAACGCATCGTCCTTCGGCTGTCGCTGTGAATAGTCCTTGTAAAACTTCCAGACCGCATTCAGATCGGCGTATGCTTCGTGTAAATTATCCATGTTTCCGTCCTCAGAATGGAATATCGTCCGGTGCATCATCGTGCCACATGTCGCTCTCGTTTTCCCATCCGCACGCCCAGTCAAATTCGTTCGGACGCTCCGAGATGCGCTTGCTCTTCATCTCGAAATACAGTTCGATTCCGTCGAAGTTCACCCAGCCGTTATTCCTGTTCTTCGTGATTGCAAGCGTGCGCGGTGCATCCGTGGTTGCTTCTTTCTTCGGCTTTCCGTACTTCAGTACGATGTGTGCGAGGTCTGAGATATTCGAGGAACCGCTGATATCATCGTTTGTGAAGTCTTCGCGGTTCATCTTCCGCGGATGCGCTACCAGAATAATCAGCATCTGGTATATCTTTGCCATTTCCGCAAGTTTCCGCACAAAAGCCGCCTGCTGTCTGTAAAGGTCAGCGGCTAAGTCATCGGATATGGCAGTCATGAGGTTGTCGATAAAAATAACCTTGACGCCGTACTGCCTGACTGCATTCTTCAAAGTATCCAAGATCGGCTCCGGGTCTTCCACGCCGAGGGAATTTTCCACGATGTACAAGTAATCCTCGTACCACCTGTGCAGCTTTTCCGTCACATCTCCGTCAATCAAAAAATTTTCAAAGCCAAGCCGTGTAACCTGCCTATTGATGTGCTGCGGACCAGCTACCTGTCGATCGAGCCATTCCTGTACCTGCCAGTCGTTTAACTCGCCGGAGTAAATCAGGGATACGTAATGCTGACGCACGGCTTCCAGAACAAACTGACTTCCAAGTGTCGATTTTCCGAGGCCGCGTTCTCCGGTCAGGATCACGAGCTGTCCGAGGAAGAAACCGCCAATAGTCCGGTTTAATTTCGTAATACCTGTGTCGATTGCTTCCCCCATGTCGCGCCGCTCAATCCCGGCGAGCCGTCTGACGTGCGGATCATCGACAACCACGGCATTCTCCACGGCGTCAATTACTGCCTGCTTTCCGTACTTCATCAGAAGTTCATTGGCGTCCTTGCAGTCCTTATAATCTTCTGGCCGTACATGCTTCACGGTTCCTGGAAAACGCTCCCGCATCTCTTCCAGCAGTGTGATGTGTCCGTGTTCGTAGTCCCCGAAAACAATCAGCGTATCAAACCGGCAGAGAAAGTCCCAGCAGTACGGAACCCATGTGAATCCCTTTGCGCCGGTCGGGACGGATACTACATTGACTTCACCTTCGAAGGCTTCCGCAACGCTCATGCTGTCGATCTGTCCTTCCGTAAGCACCAGCACCTTGCTCTCATCAACGTTGCACTGGTCCATGCCGAATAGGATCGGCTTACAGTTCGCCTCACACCATTCCTTGTTACTGTCCTTCGTCTTATCAAAGTCCGTCTTGCGATACTTCACGAACTGGAGCGCCCCGTCATCATCGTAAAAGGGGAATACCAGAATATTGTCATGCTCTTTTTGTGTCGTGATTCCGTATCGTTCCGCAACTGCCTTGCTGATCCCGCGCGACTCCATGTACTCAACTGCCGGTGTCCTGACTTCCGGTCTTCCGTACTTCCGCAAATCTCTGAACCGCTGTCGGTTGAAATACGCGTCCACATCGCGCCCAAGTGAAAAGCCAAAGTCACGTGACAAAGTAATCATGTTCCCCTTGGCTCCGCACGTAGCCCGCAGGCACTTAAACTGTCCAGTCTTTAAGTTGATTGCAAACGTGTTCTTATCGTCCGTCTTTCCAAGGCAGTACGGGCAGCGGTTAAACCGTAATTCATCACCGCGCTTCTGTGCGGGGATGCCGCGCTCTCTTGCGAACCGCTCCGCATCTTCCGGCTTGAACTCGTAAATGCTATTTTTCAAATTATCCATCCCTCCTTCCGCAGCTGTTCTATCTCCTCTTCTGTGTAATCACTCCTGTCAATGTCGCCCTCATCCTCGTAAGGGGGGGTTAGGGGGTTTTCTCTATAAGAGTATCTATATATATCTCTATTGTGTGTCGGGTTTTCCCGACGGCAGGTGTCGGGATTTCCCGACGCTTCCTGTCGGGTTTTTCCGACATGCAGGGATTTACCGACATGTCGGGTTTTCCCGACACCCTGATCCCAGTATTTGGGGTCCTGAACCTGCATCTCATGCCCCTTGTTTCCCTTCATCCTTGTTACTTTCAGAATGCCTTTTGCTTCCAAGTCCTTCACCGCTCCGGAAACATCCTGTCTGTATCGCCCTAAATCATCGGCCATTTTTGTAATTGCAATGTAATCATGCACTTTTCCGAAGCCGACCGTTTTTAGCATCACATAGTTGATGACATCGTGCTGGAGCCCGGATAATCTTTGTTGTGGAAGTGCTTTTAATATCGCCCGACCGTATTTGATAAAACCCTCATCCATATTCCCCTCGCTCCAGTCTCTCTTTTATATCACGATACAAAATCTCTTTAATTAGCCGTCCTGAAGTGTCTGACTTACACATAACCGCCGTCACGCCATAACGCACCTGCCACGCAACCAGGGACGCCAGGAACGCGTTCTCGTTGAATCTGCTCATATACCTGTGATTGATAATCCCCTCATATGTAGCGTTCTCAATCAGCAGAAACACCCGCGCATGGTTCTCCGTGGCTCTCTCAAATTCTCTGCGGAAACGATCGCGCCCGCGCGTCAGGTTCCCGGCGATCTCATCAAGCCCCATTTTCCGCTCAATCACACAGGCTGGCTTGATTGCGTTGGAAATGTCGTGCAATGGCGCGCCATGCAGCGTGATGTTTGCAGCATAGTCTCCATAACTCAGTGTGCCGGTTTCTGTTGGAACGCCGAAAGCCTCAAGTCTCCTCTTGGCCTCCGGCGTCCTATGTTCTCGCGTGTCAACGATTATGCGGAAGGTTTCAAGCACTTCGCGCACCTCAAACGGGTCCATTAAAATGGGACCTCGTCCTCAGCGCCTTCTGGAACGGATACGAAATCATCTGTGCTGGATGCCGCGCCCGTGAATGGATCGGTTTCGCGCCTGATTGCGCCGACCCTGCTCCCGATAAGCTTATCTTGCGGAAGTTTCCCGGCTTTGCCCTGCCGCACGTCATCGGCTACGCATGTCCATCTGAGTTTGGTATGGTCGTAGACGTTGCCGTTATATTCCGACTGCTCAATGTGGAATTTACCTCCCAGCAGTTTGCCCTTCAGCGTCTTTACATCCCCGCCGAACACGAAGCCGCCGTTGCTGTCTTCCAGATCGGCAAAGAAACTATTCCAGTTTGTCCAGATGTAAGGCTTGCATCCGTCTACTGGAACTGTCAGATAAAAAGTGCCATCATTCGGCCACTTCTTGTCCTCGTTGGAATTTTTGTCAAACTGCTGCTTATAGAACCCTTTGTAATCGCCCTCCGCGATATCAAAGGCAATCGTGATGTGTGTTCCGTCGCCGCTTTTGTTTGATTCCTCGCGCGCGCCGATGATCTGGATCACGTAAGCGCCCTTCGGAAGCTGCTCGAAATTCTGACGTCTGTCTGCTTTGTTATATGTTGGTAACATGTTGTGTATATCCTCCTTAAAATGTTGGTTTTTCTCCATGTTCAAAACGTGATTGACGAGCTTTTTTGTAGCACTCGTTTAATATTCGGAATTCGCAAAATGTTGTATTTTCAAAATGCTGATATTGTGCATTTACTGATACTTTTGAAGGTAGTGGCGCTCCGTAATCAACATTGTCAGTTATTCCATAAAAGCACCAATATTCACTTTCCGATCTTTCATTATAAAATTCTCCGTGTTCAAATGCTGGGCCTATATCAAATAGGCATTTTGTTGAACATACTCCTTTATGCCAATACAGTATATCGAAATAAGGAATGCTATACTCTTGATATGGAATGGGCCCCAATAATATCAGCCCTTTTTGGGACATCGGAGTGTTTTTGTAATCAATTGCATCTCCAATTTTTGCGCTATCTATTTTGAGTTGTTCATCACTACCTTTTACTTCCGCATAAACATCAAAATCTGGTAAATAGAAATCTGGAAGATACATACCGCTATGATCTCCGTATGATTTTGTAATATAGAAGCCTTCTGGTTCGTATTCGTATTTCGCACCCAAGGCATCAAAGAATACTGCCCACCTTGCTTCAAGCCTGCTTCGAAATCGGTATCCGTTGTATATGGTTTCAATCGGCTTTATGTCCATTTGCATTCCCCATTCCATAGTACTCCCGGATTGCAGTGTCTACCGCTTTCAGATCATTTGGGATCTTCTGCTCAAACATCCCCTCCGGGCTCTTTGCGGAACTCATGCCATTTCCCTGCGTGTAAAACTCATGATCCTGGCAATAAATCACGATATCAAAACAACCTTCAACACACAGCTTTTCATCGAGCATCTTCCCGATGGTCTTACACTTCTCCCTGTTGTCACTGTCGGTTTCTGTATGGTGTAAGAAATATACAATCTTGTTATCATCTTCCAGTTCGTTGACGTAGTGGATTAAGTTCCGAAAGTTCTTCGCTATGTCCGTAAATTTGTCATATCCCTTCTCGCCGGACCGGTCAAAAAGTTCATTAGCCATCAGATACTGACTATCATCAATGGCGATTGATTTCGCCTGTGCCTTCTGGATTATTCGCTCAATCCATGCATATTTGGCGGCGTTCGCTTGAGCATATGTGTTGATGTCCGCGCTGTCCTCGTACTTCGGGATCCTGATCGGCTTCAGCTCCGACCGGAATGGAAGCCGCCCTTTTTCCACGGAGATAATGCCAATCTCGCCCGGCTGAAAATTCTTTAGCGAGTATGTCTTGCCGCTTCCTGAGCGGCCCATAATTAAGACTGGTAGCGCCATGTCGTTCCCTCTCCTATGTCGTAAATCATTCTTGTTGGTGTTGCCCTCTCATGCTCTTCCAACTCATCCCGCCACAGTTCCGCAGCGTATGCGCTGAACGAAGCCAGCGCCGCAATCATCTTCTTCTTACATCGGATGCAGAAACAGGTAGCCATCCTGTCATCCGCATCCATGACGACACACCGCGGGTCTGTTATGTCTTCTCCGCACGCGTTGCAGGTCGGATACTCTATCATTTGCTTTCCTCGTCTGTGAACTTAAAAAGATCACTCCTAAGTTCTGTTTCGTCAGCTACGGAGAGAATGGCTTTAATTTCCCTTACCTTGACGGAATCATATTCTGTCGTCTGTAAAATTGCCGCAATGCTGTTAATAATGGCGTTATTGTAACCATGAAAATAATGCACTAAAACTTTTTCGTCACTCATTTTCCTTTCCCTCCTCATTCCAGAGGTATGTCAGGTAGCTCTTTCTCGAGGTGTTCTGCAGTGTCATAAATGAGGCGCTTAATCTCTTCATACGGTGCTGTTTTCTTTTTCATTGCTTTCCCTTCTTTCTCTCTCTTCTTTTTCTATCGCTCTCGTTGCAAAAATCTTTACAAACTTTTCCAGCCTTTTCACTTCTCTATGTGCAGCCACAAAACAGCCATTGGAAAAAAGGTCATCAATTAACCTCATCTGGAAGTTGAAATTCAACCAATTTTCTGCACCTTCTATACTATTATCCTTCTTACTGCCCGACATACTCCCCTCACTATCTCCGGGTCAATCGTGGAAAGTAGGACCCGGCGAACTATCACCATTCACCGCCCGCTGTTAAACGGTTTCCTGATCTTCTCCGGCTTCACGCGCTCCCCGGCGGCGATCTGCCGTTCGTGGCGGCGTTTCCGCTCGCGCTTGTGCGCGGCCTTACTGCGGCTCATCTTCACCGAGCTTGCCATGGACGAACAGCGCAAGCGTGTGGGCGCGGTTCGCGGCTCTGCGTTCTTCCTGTTCGAGCCGGTCTTCATGCAGCTCAATGCCGTACATGATGCCGACCACTACAGCGGCAGCAATGAGAATTTGAAATAGTACCATAATTTACCCCCTTATTAACCGGATGAGCTCCTCATCCGTGAAATGAATTACACGGTCAAGTCGCCGCAGTTCTGAAGCAGACCACCCGCCGTGCTTGATCCGCACATTAAATGTGCTGAGCGGAATCTGTGCCATCTGGCACATCTGGCTCGTTTTCCGAAAGTATCCGGCGCGGGCCTGTGCTGCGCGGATCGTGGTTTCCGCTGCTCGTTTCATTTGGTTACACCCCCTTTACACGGCATCAGCTTCGAGCTTCTCGAGGAATTCTTCTTCTGTCATTGGTATCTTTAAATGCGGCATGCCCTCATCATCGAAGTAAAAACTAATCTGCGGGTCTTTCTTCTTTTTAAACTCATTGATTAGATCGTTACGCTTCCAGAGTTTCTCGTCCTTGAGTTCTTCGGCATTGTCGAGCATCGCGGCGATATAATACGGATCAACGCAAACTTCAAAGTTTACAAAAACTCCAGTCCTTACGCTTCTGTAGCCCTTCTCGTACAACTGAGACTGAATAAGTTGCGCAAGTCCTGTGCGAGCCAGATAAGAAAAATCATCATCACCTTCCATCGGAAAGCGTCTTTCGCATCTGCTTTTGATTGTGTCCGTTTTGATTGCGTGTTTCTTTTCGACGTTCATCTCGGCCTCGATTCCAGATATAACGTCTTTGACAATCTGTGTAATAACTCTCAACTCTCGATTACCTCCAATATTTGATTGAGCTGATAGATCCACATTTGAATTCTTGATTTCAGTGATTCTGTTTCGCTGTTCGTGAGGATATTTGCCATCTCTTTGATGTTAATTTCCTGTTCCCTCATTTCCATGTAGATATCGGCGATCGGCTTTCCTGCCTTGGCAAGTCTGCTCCACAATTCATGCGCAATTGTTTCTGCATTCTCCCGATCTTTGGCAACGTCCTTGACGGAAACGATGCCGGCATCTTTCTTTTCTTGAAACTCTTCGCGCTCCTGTTTCACTGATTTGATGTAGTCTTTATGGAGTTGGCGAGGAGATTTTGTGTTAAGGCCTTTGATATCCCTGTATCCTCGATTGATTGAGATGTCTCCAGATTGCACGGCTTGCTTAATGTATTCATTGCCGCTGTTTTCGATTGTCTCGACCTTGTGGATCGTGTCGTGACTGACTCCGGCAATACTGGCAAGTTTGTAATCTGTATTATCTTTTCGCTTAGCTTCCTTTCTTGTGAATGCTATCATTTCAGAAAGGACTTGATCCGAACATTGATAGCACTCATTCCCAATACGGTATTGAGAATATTTGGTCTTCAGAGAATTCTCATGCTTTGCCGCGCCCTCGCCATACGGAACGGCTTCAATCAGACTAATATCGGGACACGACACTGATAGTTGTTTCACCCTCTCGTCTGGATTAACGCTCGAACCAACCTTCGCTTTGTCCGAATCAAATCTTGCAAAATAGATGTATTTTTCAGGCGCCGTGGTCTTTGCGCGATCCTCGTGGGCATACGCCTGTTTTTTTGCAGCAACCAAATTTCGGGCCGTATCGAAATCATACGAATCCCATATCTCTTGAATCTCCTTATCTCGTTCCGCTTTTTTATGCGGAGCGAGAGTCATGCGCTCCTTTGCCTCTGCCGCAATGAGCGGTTTCAGCTTCAATGCCAGAACGCTTCGATCATATGTCGAAAGATTTCTTCGCCCGAACTGGTTGAGAATTATCCACTGTTTCGCCTCATCCCTGTCCTTAAATTCCTTTGATAAAATCTTGAACTGTATCCCTGAGTGCTTCGCTGATATCTCAAATCGGTTATGTCCGTCGATCAGGATGCTGTCTCCGTTCTCCTGTGGCCATACTACAAACGGGTCACGAATGCCGTCGTGGAGGATATTTTCTTCCAACTGTCGGAATTCGTCGGCAGTCAATGGCGGGATAAGTGACTGAAATTCCTTGTCGATCTTGATACTCACTGTTCCTCCTCTCTCGATGTATTGTGCAAAATGATGAATTTTCTCTTGCGACAGTATCCTTTTAAGTTACTCTCTGGCAAAAAAAATGCTCATTGGATCTTCGATATCCAGAATTTCAATCATTTTCTGAATCTCATCGCTACCGAAAACGCCATTTTTCATCTTCTCGTAAAAGGTTTTTGGCGTAATTCCGAGACTTGTGGCAACATCGGTCTGAGACATTCTTCTTTCAGCGATAATTCCCCTGAGTTTGTCTACCTTTATCAAACTATCACCTCCTCTCTGGTATCTTGTGAAGATACTGCAATTTTACCACATATAGGTAACTTGTCAAGTTATTTTTGTTTGTAATTGTAACTTAATCGTGTTATTATCTGCATAAGGGGAGCTTCTTATGGAGGCGAAATTATGACGGTAGGAGATAGGATAAAGGAAATCAGAACAGAAAGAGGACTTTCACAGATCGACTTAGCAACCAAGGTTGGAATAAGTAAACAGAGTTTATACAAGTACGAAAACAACATAGTGACCAATATCCCATCGGATAAAATTGAAGCTATTGCAGAAATCCTTCGGGTCGACCCCGGTTATCTAATGGGTTGGGCAAAATTGAGAACTGCAAATGGAAAAACGATCTATATAAATCACGAAGAATTAAACAATACGGTGGATAATATTGTTAGCGAAATGCTTGGTTCTTTTGAATTATCTCCGGAAGAAAAAGAAATAGACCGACTTGTAGAAGCATATCGCACCGCCGATGAAATCACCAAGAAACACGTCCGTCTCTTACTCGGAATAGACAAATAAAATCCGCCCCACATGCCACGAACATGTGAGACGGAAATCGAAAGAGGTGCAGCAAGAAGGTAAGAGACCAACAACACTATTGATTATTATACCAATTCCACAGATAAAAACAAGCCGCCTGTCCCGTTGGAGCGAAAGATAGGCGGCTCATTCTCCCGGAAGGAATTCCAGCTGATGACGCTCACCCGTATTATAGCATCTTCCGGGATTTTTTACACCTATTTTACGGAGGGTGCATTATGAAAATCACGAAGACAAAGACCGGAAAGTATACCGCGGTCGTCTCGATCGGCAAGGACCAGACCGGCAAACAGCACACGAAACGATTCACCGCGGACAGCAGACAAGAACTGAAAGATACCGTCACGGAGTATAAGTCCGCGCACAAAGTCTATAAGGAATCACATGTCTTTTCCGATGCCTTACAGCGCTACATAGACGCCAGAAGACCGCACAGAAGCCCGTCAACCATTCGAGGGTACGTTTCCATACAAGAGACGCTAAAAGCGCAGCACGGGGCATTCTGTGTACTCAGCACGGGCGATATTCAGGATAAGGACCTACAGAAAGTCGTGGACAGTATGCGATTATCTGGAAAGTCAGAGAAAACGATCCGCAATGTCGTCGGTCTGATCGGCGCTGTACTCACGGAAGACGGATTCCAGAGGCCGCGGCTCATCCTTCCGGCGCGGAAAGTCCAGGACAATCCGATACCGTCCATAGGCGAAATCAGGATGATTCTCTGCCTCGCCCACGGGACGCGGCTGGAAATCCCTTTGCAGCTGTCACTGCTTGGAATGCGGCGCGGTGAAGTCTGCGCGCTGGATCCGTCCGACATAGACGCCGATGGAGTGGCGCACATCCATAAGTCAACCGTATTATCCGATGACCGTCAATGGATCACAAACGACGTTCCGAAGACTTCCGCAAGTAACCGATTTGTACAACTCCCCGCGTGGCTGGCCGATCAGATCAGGGCGCACGGAATAACCGGCATGACACCGAACATGTATTCAGATGCGTTCAGGCGGTTCCTCATCCGGTATAAGTTTCCGCCGTACCGGCTCCATGACTGCCGCCATTTCTTCGCGTCATACTGCCACGCCCAGGGCGTGAGTGAGGCGGACATTCTCGCCGCCGGAGGATGGAGAACGGGAAGCATCATGCGGAAGGTGTACCGCCACGCCATGAGCAAGAACGCGGCAGGCAGTGCCATCACGGCGGCTCTCAATTTGTAATTTTTTTGTAATTTCCGAATTACAAACTGGTGTATTTTCTATTCGCGGCGGTGTATTTTTCCAGATTTTAGAGCATTAAAAAACCCTGTAAACTCAAGGCTTTGCTGGCATTTTCCTTGAATTTACAGGGTCATGTTATTTCTGCGGAAGACGGGACTTGAACCCGTACTGGAAGCCATATACTATAAGGCTCCGTAGCACCATTTGTAATTTATTTGTAATTTTTCTATTTCAGTTCGCTATGATTTTACCACAAAAAAGAGCGGCCCGAAAGCCGCTTATCTTTTTCGTAACATCACAATCAGCTGCATGATACCGACAATCAGAATCAGGAAAGAAAAATTCCCTCTGGACATTTCCGATACAATTACATCAATCAAGTTCGTTCAACCCCGCCGCCCATGTCTTCTGCCCTACGATCCCGTCACCGTCAAGACCGTGGGCCGTCTGGAAGTCCACCGTAGCATCCAGCGTCCTCGATCCAAAGTCGCCATCCGGGTCCACGCCCGCGATGATCTGCCAGACCATAACCGCATCTCCGTGCATCCCCTTCCGCAGCATCGGAAGCTCTGCCTTCACCCAGACCTTTTTCACTGGCTCCGGATCAGAACCGGAACTGTCAGTTCCGCTGTAATCGGGGCGACCATAACCGGCAATTCTGGAATTGTAGAGCTTGTAGGACTTCTTGCAGACCGAGCCGCCGTTCGGTATGACTTGCTCGCCTGCGCTGGTGTTGCCCTCGATTGTGTACACGATCGTGTCGTCTACCTTATACACAATGCCGGTGTGGCAGATGCGCTCGGTATTTGCAAAAAAGATCACATCACCCTTTTTCGGTCCGTTTGAATGCCATCGGTCCATTAGCTTGAAGCGTTCCGCGGAGTCCGGAGTGTATGCGGAAAAGTCGCCCAGCAACTTCCTTGCTGTCTCCTTCCCGTATGCCTTCATAAAACACCAGTCCACAAACATATCACACCATGCCTGCCCCTGTAGGCTTGGGAACAGATCGCGCGCGTACTTGGTGTAATTTCCGTCACCTGCGTTCGCTGTCTTGCTGTCGAGGTCTTTCGCGCTTTTCTTCTCCAGATAGCCGACTTCGCCGGATGCTACTTCGATCACTTTGTCTGGAGAGACGCCCGCGTAGCTGCCGTGTTCTTTGACGTAGTTGTACGCATCCTGAGTATATCCGAATGGGTCACAACCTTCAGCGGGGAAACAATAGAAAGTGTATATATTGCTGTCTCCCATTTTATTTTTTATGATCGTCTCGCCTTTGCGATAGTTCGCCTTGTTTGTCTTGCTGACTTTTTCGCCGTGGAGCTTGATATACTCGATATCGCCGATGGCGTCATGCTCATCCACATACTGTGGTAATGTGCGCTTGCCCTCGCACAGAACCTCGCGCACAGCTTCAATCTGCGCCTTAGATGCGCTGCCGTGATCCATGTAGTATTTTGATTCATAGAACCACTTGCCATTTCTCACCCATGAGTAAAGCCCATTTCCATCCGCGCCGTACTGCTTTTGACGGTGCGGAGATGTCTCAAGTTGATTCGCCATAAGTGACGCTTCAGCTTTCACGCCTGCAATACATCCTTGCTCCTGAACACACAGACGGGCAATCTGCGTTAGCTGGCTTTCGGAAAGTTTATATTTTTTGAATGCCATGGATCAGTCCTCCATATTTTCCTCCGGAATACCTGCAAGGCTTGTCAGGATCGATACGATTCCCGCAAGCGCTGACGTGCCAAGTACCACCTGCCAGTCAACCTGAGAAATCATGGCACTGGCCGGAATGAGTGCCACCGCCGTCTGACAGACCGTTTTGATCGCTCGTATACCTGCTGCTTTAAACCATTTGCCCCAATCTCTCATAAAGTCCTCCTTTCAGAAGTCCATGCTTTCGATAGCCTGTTTCCGCAAAAAGTCACGCTGGTCATTCTTAACCTTTTGAGCGTACTCTTTCGCTCGGTGCATGTCACCGTTGCAGTGTGCGTCCGGGATTCGCTCAACCGCCGACGCTGTAGCCTCAGCAAGCGCCATAGACGCCACAATCATATTGAGTTGGCATATTTCGTACTCTTTCCGCTGTCTGTCCCGCTCGTCGATCTCACGCTGCCGCTGTTCGCGTTCCTTTTTCTGTTCTTCATCCCGCTTTGCTATTTTTCGCTGAATCAACCAGAAGAAAAAACCGCTTGCTGCCGTCGGAACGCCCATAGCAACAAGCGTCTGCCACGCCATTGTGTTCATTTTCAGACCTCCAGCATCGCCGCGACTTCATCACGGTACTTTTCGGGAACGTCTTCAAGTTCAATCTTCCCGCTTATTACCATCTTGTACCACAGCTTTACCATGTTACATCACCTCCAGCACGATATCAGCAAGTGCATTAACAGCTTCGATCACATCTGAAAGCGTGGCCTCTTTCGCCTCAGGTTCTTTTGCCCGCTCCAGCCATCTTTCAAAATTATTCTCAATTCGATCTTGTAAGTTGAACGTATAGCAAACATCGAGAGCGTACACCTTTTTTGCGAGATAGTCCCCAGCGTCTGTCTGCTCCACTTCCGTGGGGAATACTATCGTGGCCATCTTTCCGTGTTTTCTGATTTCAAAAGGTTCAGGTTCTTCCTGATAGTAGACATTTTTTATCAGCATCTGAAATTAACCTCCTACATAGTTTTAAGCTGATTATTCCGTATATGTACGCTTTTCTGAAATTGTACGAATTGCAATGTCTGACAATCCCGATCAGGCTCATGACTATCCGCGCCATGTGCGCATCGAGCGCTTTTGCGGCGTTGAAGATTACGCGGGCGATATGAAACATAAGTCTCTTCTTTAACAAAATACGCCCATCCGCAAAATACCGATAACAGAGCAATGTAATAGCCCGCGCCCTCGTTTTGAACACTTGCCAGTCATTCTTGATGGTTAGTCCCATTTCCGCAAGTTCGGCAGATAGTGCCATGATTGCTTTATGAAGCGTTCGCTTTCGTCCGCATACCATGACATAGTTGTCCATGTACCGAACAAACCTCACGCCCACCTTCCGGAGAAGGATATCGCACCTTGTAAGCACTAAGTTTCCGTACCAGTGCGACGGCTGAAAGCCGATGGCGATTGAGCCGCCCATCTGATCAAGAATCTTTTCATGCAGAGCCAGGTATCGCTCATCTTTGAACATTGCTCGGAGGCAGCCCATAACAACTTCTTTTCTGCATGACGGAAAGAATTTCCTTACGTCGCATTCGGCGGCGTATTTCGGCATTTTCTTTTGCCAGCCTTTTATGATTCCCTGTGCCCGTTTCTGGCCGCGTCCGGGTATGCTTCCACAACTTGCAAAATCATATCGTTTCATGAAGTATGGCTCGGCCACTCGCAAAACAGCGACATGAACCAGATGATCAAACATTGACGGAATAAGCAGTTCTCTGGTTTTCCTTTGCGTTCCCTCGTTTATAATCTTTGTCCGACACGGAGCCGGTTCCCATCCGGAGAGAAGCGCCGCCTGTATTTTCTTTGCGTATTTTTCGGGATTCTTCCGGATCCGCTTCACAGTGTCTGTCTTTTTAAGGGAGGCCGTTCCCTCAAGCACTGCCGCGTAGCAGTTATCAAAGGAAACGACCTTTTCATATAAATAACCGATTCTTTTCGGCATAATAATAGTCCTTCTTTAGCGTGCGGCCTTTCGAGATTTAACCTACTAGCCCGCCCTTAAAATCGCGTCATTTTCAGCAAGAGCTGAGGCTGACTGACTGCTTCGCCATGCGTACACATGGTGTAAAGCGAAGGAGGACGCCCGCGTTGTTCCAGTTCGAGTTACCGGGATTCGTGTTCCAGTTCGCGTAACAGAAACCACAGTTGGCACCGTTGCTCGCGTTGCCGCCAAAGAACGGAGAAAACCCAACCACAACGGGGCAAAGCGCAGACAGAAAGCCCTTGCCGCATGTGGTAAAAAACATGCAGGAGTTAATAGTTACAGATTAAATATTTTCACTCAGGGGGATTACATCCCCCTGAAACCCCCTTTTAAGGAGATTTAAGAAGGAGGACGCCCGCGTTGGCCCAGTGCGAGTTACCGGGAAGCGTGGCCCAGTGCGCGTAACAGAAACCACAGTGGGCACCGAAGCCCGCGGAGCCGCCAAAGAACGGAGTTGTATTTCCGATTGATGCAATAACAACATATTGCGAATCTCCGACAACGGAACCATAATCTTTAATAACCCCGATTACGCACACGCCGGGCATATAGTTCATAGAGCCGATCTGCTTCCACGCGTTTGCTTCAATCGTTGGCGTTACTATGCCTGTATCTACAAATACATCCGCATTCAGTCCGTCGTAATTATCACAGATGTCTTCCGGGCACAAAAAGACTTTGTTCGTGCTTTGCTGCCTTGCGATTCCAAGTGTATATTGATTCCGGTTCCCCCACATGATCGCGCCGCGATACCACGCGTTATTCTTACCCGCTGTTCCAAGATAACCGGATTTGTTTCCGAAACTGTCAGCATTATTCTTTCCATGGATGGACGGATACATGGATGTCGTCAAATCAAGTGCTGGCGTAAAAGTTGCCTGACAGTATGTTGAATCATAATCCGACACAGACACAACCGTTCGTCTACTTGCAAGCACAACACCGCCTTTAGCTGTTCCGAAATCGAGCGTCGCACCCGGGATACAGTACGGTTTCGCGGCAACCGGTAAAAGTACCGTCGTGGCTCCCGTCGCTGCTGCCGTGAGCGTGAATTCCGGTTCGTAGTTGCACGACGCGCAGCCGTCGCCCATAACTCTTTGCGCATCGTATGACGCGAATTCAACGATTGCCAACATATCCTGCGCGTCGAGTTCGTAAATATTCTGAAGCGTCATGCCAGCCGTCGTCGCACGCGTATGAATCGCGCTGACCTGAATATTTGCGAGCGGCTGGCCGTCATTTGAAGTCACGCCGTTGTTTCCGTCATCGACCGCAAACCCGATTGAGCGGATAGACGGCTTGTGATGATTCCATCCAGCTATTTTCTTGTCGGATATGGCGAATAGCCGCCCGTCATCCGCGTCAAATGCGCTGTACCAGAATTCCGGTGTGTATCTTCCAACAAAGCCGTTTGTTCCGTCAGTTTCAAAATCAGGATCGCCGTACCATGCCACAACCGCGTCCCGGATGTCGTCGCCCGGGTCAAGCGCCGCGTATAATGTCATATCTACATTGCACTGTCTGCAATCGCTCCATGGATAAATGCTGTCAAATGGGTTGCTGTAATTCGCATTCACCGTGCCGCTGTATACAAAATTAGTCGTATCTGTTGTGATGTTCTTTGCATCAAGGATACGAGTCATCTGGTGAGTTGTGCCGTCCCATTTCACGCCATAGATATTCGGCTGTTCTGCCTTTTTCTGGAGCTCTTCAATTTGCTTTTCCAGTGCGTCAATCGCGGTATAGACGCCGCCCGATGTGACGGGGTTGGCTGAATTATTGGTCGGTGCAGAGTCGAAAGTCAGTGAATTCTGTTTGCCGTCAAGAGCTGACTTGATACCGCCGCTTTTTACCGGGTTATTGCTCCCCGTCGTGGGTGCGTCATCAAAGGTCAGCTTATCTTGTTTTGCATTGTCAATTTCGGTCTTGGTATATGCATCCGTGATGCCGTACCCGCTGATCGTCGTGGGTTTGTTCAGGATCTTTGCGTCACCGCTCGACGCGTTCCAGTCGGCGTTCACGTTAACTTCTGCGCCTGATTCGATTCCGTTTAGTTTCGTCTTGTCCGTCGAACTCATAAGCCCTGCTGCCGAAGTCGTTGCGGTCGTGTTCGGGATTGTGACGTTATGCTCTCCCAGCGCCGTTACATGGCCCTTTGCGTTAACTGTAGCGGAAAGGGCTTTAAATGTGCCGCCGAATCCGGGGGTCTTTGCGCTCGTGTCGCCCTTGGATCCGGCGGTCACGCCGCTTGTTTTGTGATTTATGGTGTAACCCGATACCTCAATGGGGTCAGTGCCCGTATATACAATGTTCGATTTTTCATTTAACATTTATTCTTCCTCTTGTTAAAATGTCGAGCCATTCTGCAATATCTTTGAACTCACCCGAATAACCCTTGAAACCTTTATAATTCAGCATGAGCTCATATTTGCTTTTTCTGTATCCTTCATCTATAGCCCTGTAGAATTCCCCGTGCTTTTCCAGATACTCACAAATTGCCATTATTGCCGCCCACTGGTACTTGTTCGGCGCTTGTTTCCATCCGGGATGAGTCATATCAACATAGATCATGGATACAGTAGTGGTCACAAGGTTCCTGAAAAGTTCGCCCTGATTTCTTCTTACCAAATCATCGGCAAGCAGGTCATAGCATTTAAGCGTTCGCGGATAGTTCAGCATGTGGCTGTGTGGATCCGCTCTCGTGACTGAATCCGGGTTATACTTCCAGATGTAAAAATTTTCGCTTATCCATACAATCTTATCTGTGAGTGCGTATGATAACCACGTAAACGACATATCACCACTTGTTTCCAGTTCATCCGGAAAACGGATATTGTTTTCTATTAGATAGTCGCGCCTGAAGATCTTACCGTGAATGCGGATGGTGTCGTTTTTGTATGTCGCATACTGGTATTCGCCATTTATGAACCGCTCGCACAAATACGGCGAACCGATTACGTCCGCGTGTGTTTCTTCTGCTTTTTTCATGAGGCTTCTGAGTCCATATGGAGATGAAAAGCAGTCATCAATATCGCAGAACATGATATAGTCAGCGTTTGTTTTATCAAGCATGACGTTCCGCGTGTGACATACGCCTGAATGGTGAAGATATCGGTATTCCATCCCGTATGAAATACCGTCAAAGATTTCAGAACTTAACCTTATGCCGCCGTCACTGCAAAGCATGACTTTGAAGTCGACGCCCGTTTGCATACCAAGAGACAGTAGGAAGCGCCGGGCAATTTCTTCATTTTCGTTGTAGTGGTTTACTAAGATGTCCAGCGTCATGACAGCATCACCCATTCCGGTCCGTTCGCAGTAATCATAAGGACTTTCCCTATGTCTTCACTTGTGTCGTAGGTAGGAATGACTTCGCTCCAAGATACTCCACTATTTTCAGTAATCATAAGGACCTTCCCTTCATCGTATTCGTCATAATCAGGAAATGGGCTTCCCCACCCGAGATTAGTATGACCACAATCACCAACCATTAAAATTAAAACATCACCATCTGATGCACCGCTTGCATCAGGAAGAGAACCTCCGCCTCCTACTGAATCCCATTTAAGATCTCCATTCGTAGCTACAACGAGCGCTTTCCCTGTATCTGATCCATTATAACTAGTGTCATGAGCCGGAAGAGGGCTATCCCATACCAGTTCGCGGTTAATACCAACCATGAGCGATTTTCTCCAGTCAGAAGCATACGGCTCCGGAATTACTTCACCCCATTCCGCGGAATTATCATTAACAATTAGTACTTTGCCTTCGTCATTTGCCCCGATAACCGGAAGTGCTCCTTCCGCAGGTGACCAAGTTAAATGACCTGTCGTATCTACAAACAAGGCTTTGCCTTTATCGCTTTGTGAATAAGAGGGTAATTCTGACCGAGGAGTATCCCATGTTGGATTGCCCATAGAATTAACCGCAAGTACTTTCCCATTATCGCCCGTCGTCGATGAAGGAAGCCCGGATGCAGGTGTTTTCCATGCCGGATCGCCAGAAGAGTTCACGGTCAGTGTCTTTCCTGAATCGTTTTGTGTAGATGAAGGCAACTCCGGGGCTGGTAAATTCTCCAAGCTGTTATAGTCGTATTTATATGTTGTACTTCTGACTTTTATCCCCTGAATTATATTAGACATTTTTATACCCCAAGGACATTATTGTTTATAGAAGCGTTTCCGAGTAATAAGATATTATTGCTGTTAACTGAAGCGGACGAATCCGAACCTTCCGCAACAGCCTGATTCATACAGCAGACCCTGACCACGGTTCCGTTTGTCGGCTGTCTGTCAAAGTACAGCGTAATTTTCCCGTTTGTAGACTTTGCCGCATAGCGCCCGGTGTATGCTGTCAAGTCAGCAAGGCAAGGCTCAACGAAAGTGTTTTCGTCTATGCCTTCAACCGCTTTTTCATATTTATAGCCGCCTGTATAAACAGTGTTGTCCGATGTTGCGGAAGTCACTGTGATTTCTTCGTAGGAAATATAATTGATGTCGCCATTCATCGCGCTAAGCGCGTCGGTGATGGCATCTCTTACTTCCTCGCCTCTTGAGGCAAGTTCTATTAGTTCGATGTATGTGCTGATATTTGCCATTCCACTATCACCTCCACTGATTAGCTGGAAAAAATTTCCATAGCTTTAAGCAAATCTTTTGTAGGCCCAGTACCACTAAACATTGCATTTTCATGTAGTGATTTTCACTAAATTAAAAAATCGTTGGACGTTGGTTTAAACATGGAAGAACGGTAATATTCAGATCTCTCTGATGCTTGTGAAATGAGATTTACTATTCCAGTACCATTATAACCATACCAGTTATTAAATCGACCACTTGACATGATAGCGCCATTTATTGATAAATAAATAGGAGCGACGCTCTTATAACCACTGTTGATGCTTTTATTCGCATCAACATCAAATCTAAAATAAACAACGCAACTCCCCCATGAATAACATGTCAAACCTCTGGCGATTGATAGCGCAAATAGTGCATCATCAATTTGATGGTATTTTGAAATACTCGCATCTTCCCCACTTGCCTGACTGTAATTCAGTACCCCGAAATCTAATGTGATCCCATTACTCAATCTATCAAATAATTCAATGCTTTTATCTGTGAATCTGTTTCTATTGAATATATGCCATCTGTCGGGATTTTGAATAATCGCACCATCATCAAAATCATATTTCAAATACACCAATCCATAGGTATCAAACCCATAAAAACCCCACTTGGAGCTATCCCGCGCATAAAAGCCTTTTCCATATACATTATTATTCGCATAATAAAAATCATTCAGATCATATGCTGTTACAAATACCTGTTTACATTCAAAAGAACCTAGACTTACCTCTTCGCCTTGCCCCAACCCCGGATTACTGTATGCCATATATAATAAATTTGGACAAGTTCTGTTTCTTTTATAAGTCATAGCATTATCTGCACTGGTTTTAGGATAATATTTCACCCCATCAAGCCACGCCTCCTTCACCTGTTTACCATCCACATAGAACGCATCATAAGGATAATAGCTGTACCTTTTTGTTATTCCGTCCGTTGTGATTTCTATGCTCATAGATATACCTTATGTCACAAAGTTCATTGTTCCGCTTGCCTTAGGTGTTCCGTTAACCTGAACAATCCATTGTCCGAAATCCGTTGAATTTTCAAGAGCCTGCACGCGTGTATCTAGGTTCTGAATAGCCTGACTCTGCTCATATAATGATTGTGGATTCCCCGCAAGTCCCATATCTGTACTGAGTGAATCAAACATAGATTTTAATGAATCGTAGTCGTCGAGCTGTGATTGATAATCGCTTAACTTATTACGCAGGTCGTCCAGTGCATCTTTCATGCCGGGTAAATCTGGCGATTGTCTCAGGCGCTCAAGCAGGTCTTCCAGATCTTCTGGGGTTTCACCTTCCGGGAAATAATCGCTGAAATCAAAGTCATCCAACATGCTCTTGAAATCTTCCGGTGTTGGTATGTCGAGAATGTTATCCTCCACATCCTTGAACACGTCCTGAAGCGTGTCTTCAAGTCCTTCAATATTGCTATTGTTCGCAATCTCCGTCAGCGTATCCTGCTTCCTTGTTCCAAGCTGAATTTCCTTTGCTGCCGTATCGAGTGATATTGATAATTTTGTCAGCGGAAAGTTTTTATCGAGCAGGTGTGGAACGGAGTGACAGCGCACCATTTGCCCCACTCTGAAATGTTCATAGTTTGGATTCTGATTGTGGAGTTCTGCCGCCGTGCACTCAATAACGAGGTCGTCAAATTGATGCTCCTCTAGGAATTCTATTCCGTCATCATAAAGAGTGTCCGCATATTTCACATCATTAAAACGGACAACTTTTGTGATGTTTCCGTAGGTTTGCGCTGCCTCAGATACGATTAAATCCGAACCGCTATTCACTTCCGCAACTGTCAGATCCTCATCACCCAGTGGAACAACGCATGTATAAAAATTTCCACCATCAAAGGTGGATGATATGTCTAAAAGGTTAAGCCCGAATTCAACGGGCTGGTTGCATGTGTACGGCATTTCTTCCAGCCAGTCAATATAGTTCACTCCGTTCACACGACGGAAGAAGAAGTATCCGCCACGTGAATTCAGACATTGTCTTTTCAGTGTGTCGTATGTGCTTTCATAACGCAGGTTTCTGTATACCTGTGCATTTTCAACTGTGATATTACCAACTGTGAATTGTCTTGATGACGAAACCTGCTGATTATGTGACGCAATAACCGTTCTGAAAAATTCATGAACATAAATTGAATTATATTCATGTGGGCGCTGTATTGTGTCGTTAAAATACGACATAGCACCCTCGCAATACACATTTTTCTGCTTATAGAAATCTGTTTTGACTTCTATCGGTCTTCCGTACCATACCAGATCATCATCCTCATAAATTTCAACCGTGGAAACAAGGGGCTGCACATTGCTATGAAAGATATGATTTGGCGGCATAGTGAACTGAAAAGACCCGGCGGCGTTCAGCTCCATATCAAGCTGAGGTGACAATAACACGCAGTCTTTGTTGTCGTAGTCAAGTATGTCATTATTATCAAGCAGCACCCTGTAAATCATAACGACACCTCTCTGTAACTGACCGCCACAGTTCCGGTTCCGGTGAATTTCATGACATTGTCACCAGGTTGAAATGACAGATTCATATTGTAGTTTCTGCCCGTTACGAGGTTATAAGTTTCGCCGCCAAACAAAACAGACATTGCAGCAGAACACGTAATGGTCGGTGTTGATACTTTTATACCTTCATTTATAAAGTTGCGGTATTTCGTTCCTTCTACACTGAAATTACCGTAACGGATAGTCAGATCAAACAGGTCATTCCACAGCCAGTCCGCGTCATCGCTTGACGTTGTCCTCTGCTTAAATGGATCCAGGTCATAATCAATCGTGATTAGTGAATAATTTTCATCTGACTTCCACTTATTGACGGAAAGCCGCCCAGTGTATTGATAATATGGATCGTCTTCGAGGATAACTGTATGTTTCTGACCATGCAGATAATTCATGATGGAAGAATACACCGTGGGCCATGAGTAGCCGGGACGCACTGCAAATTCCCATGAGCCTTTGCGCTGGCTATACGGGATCGTACCAAGGAGCAAATCCGAATAGTCCAAAACACCATTGGACGCCGGAAGGTCTATGTAAGTAGTTTTAACCTCCGGAGGATCCACGACTGGGCGCGATGTTGGCACCACGCCCCATTCCGTGAAAGTATTTTTACCCGATATGATCAAAGAATGATACATGTCATTGCCTCCTTTGCCGCGTCGCAATCTGGCCAAGCTGCTGATTCATTTTTGGTGCTAACTGGCCCACAAGCGCTCCCGTGTCAGTCACCATTCTCATATTAGCGATCTGCGGTATATATGGCAGGAACTGAGACAACATGCTATATGTCGCACGCCCCTGATCCATGTTTACGCTTGTGAGCTGCGACAGGTAAGGCAGAACCTGTGCAACAGCAGAAACGACAGCGCTATCCTGAGAGGTCGGAGCATTCGCCATCGCCCCCGCGCCCGTTGCTGTAACGCTTGGTGATAAGAGAAGATCCTCTGCCACATCACCAACGGCAGCCCGGACAAGCCCACGGCTCTTTTCAATTCCCTGTGCCAGTCCTTTCATGAAGTCCGGCATCCAGGTCTCATAATCAGCAAGCGGTCCCTCGTCAGGTGCTGAGAAATGCAGGAAGGATGCAACAGAGCCGGCCACATTCTGAATCGTCTGCCCCAAAGCGCTGAACATCCCAGTAATGCCGTTGATAAAGCCCTGGATGAGATCTCGGCCCCAGTTGATTGCCTGCTGCGGTAAGCTGGTAAAGAAGGTGATGATGCCCTGAAAGCCTTGCACTACAGCGTTGTAGACATTTGTCATCGCGCCGCCGACGGATTGAATTATGGAATTCCAGACGCCCGTCACTGCTGTCAGCACGCCCTGCATCGCGGTTCCCGCTGTGGTCTTTATTCCTTCCCAGCCTTCTTTGGCTGCCCCTGATATGGTAGTCATTGCACTGCCGACGTTGGTTGATACGGCATCCCACGCTCCGGATACTGTGGTTTTCACATTTTCCATTGCAGTAGAAACAGAGCTTTTGACATTTTCCCATCCTTCCGAGACTTTGCCTTTGACAGTTTCTAGCACTCCGGATACTTTTTCCTGCACTGTTTCCCACGCTCCGGACACCGTTTCCTTTATGGTTCCGAGCACATTCCCGACAGTTTGACAAATCGTATCCCATGCGCCGGATACCGTCTGTGATATCGTGTCGAGTACACCGCCGATCGTTTGACAAATTGCGTCCCACGCTCCGCTGACCGTTTGCTGGATTGTATCAAGTACGCCGCTGATAGTTTGACAGATCGTATCCCATGCACCGCTGACAGTTTGCTGGATTGTGTCGAGAACTCCGCCGATTGTTTGGCAAATCGTATCCCAGGCGGTTGAAATCGTTTGACCGATCGTCTGAAGGACGTTTGAAATTGTCGTGCTGATCGTCGTCCATACCGTTGATATAGTTTCCGAAATAGTCCCCCAGACAGTAGATGCAAGCTCAACAATGCCACCCCAGGCTTCAGATAAGAATCCCGTAATGGTTGTCCACGCAGTAGTCGCTGCGTCGGTTATGCCAGTCCAAAGATTCGTAAAGAAATCTAAAATACCGCCCCATACGGTAGATGCCAGTTCTACAATACCTCCCCAGACACCTGACAAGAACTCAGTAATCGTAGTCCATGCAGTAGTCGCAGCTGTAGAGATATTTGTCCAAAGATTTGTAAAGAAATCACATAAACCACCCCAGGCTGTAGATGCCAGTTCTACAATACCGCCCCATACACCGCTTAAAAACTCCGTAATCGTCGTCCATGCAGTGGATGCAGCGGTCGAAATATTTGTCCAAAGGTTTGTAAAGAAATCAGCAATGCCGCCCCAGATGGTTGAAGCAATCTCAACGATTCCTCCCCAAACACCAGATAAAAATTCGGTGATCGTTGTCCAGGCTGTTGACGCGGCTGTCGAAATATTTGTCCACAGATTTGCAAAGAAATCAGCAATGCCACCCCAAACAGTAGACGCAATTTCTACGATTCCACCCCATACACCGCTCAAGAACTCTGTAATTGCTCCCCATGCGGTTGATGCGGCGGTTGAAATATTTGTCCAAAGGTTCGAGAAGAATTCGCATAAACCGCCCCATATTGCTGATGCGGTTGTAACGATTGCCTGCCAGGCAGTTGACAGGAACTGTGTGATTGCTTCCCATGCGACCATAACTGCATTTTTGACTGCTTCCCATAGGTTGATCCAGAACTGCCGGAATTCCTCACTGGTATTCCAAAAGTAGATGAATGCTGCACCAAGAGCAGTAATAGCTGCGATTATGATTCCGATAGGATTAGCCATCATAACTCCAAACACTCCGGAGAGTGCTGTGCCTACCATCTTTATACCTGGAATTAGCACTGATCCGAGCTTCGTAATAGTACTGATTCCATCTCCGATTCTTCCGATCACCATAAGAACGGGGCCAACTGCACCGGCAATGAGTGCTATCTTTGCGATCATTTTTTTCGTTCCATCATCGAGATTATTCAGTTTATCTACAAAGTCCTTTACATGCTTAACGATATCCCTGATCACCGGCATGAACAGATTCCCGATTGAGATTGCCAGATCTTTAATGGACGACATAAGTTTAGCGAGATCGCCGCCAAGGTTATCCCCCATCGTCGTAGCCATCTTTTCAGCAGAGCCTTGTGTGGTATCCATGACCCCCTGCAGATCTTCAAGGGACATGCCCATGGCATCCATAACATCCTGATATTGCACGCCGTCATCAGCTGCGCCGACCAGAGCTTCTGCAAATGCCAGGGCATCGCCTTTTGATAAAATCGCCGCTTTGTCAAATTCATCGCTTGTAATTCCGAGGACGGACAATTTATCTTTCAGTTCATCGACCGGGTGTCCGGCTTCCGACATTGCACCGATAAAATCATCCACGGACATGCTAGACTCTGCGATAGCCCGGCACAATTCCTCAAATTCTTCTTCAGGAGCATTCAAAATCGCAAGAAGACCAGCCATGCCTGTCTTACCGGCAATAGCGGCAGCAATTGCAGCCTGCTGGATGTTTTTCGCACCCGTATTGGCAATTTCCTCTTCCTTCTCCTGTTTCTCCTTCAGCTCCTTCAGTTCCTGCTCATTTGCCTTTTTCAGTTCTTTCAGGCTGTCTTCCTGATAGTTTTTGAGAGATGAGAGCTTCTCGCTCTGTGAATCCTTCAGAGATTCCAGTTGGTCGGACTGTGATTCCTTCAGGTTCTTCAGTTCTTCCTCGTTGGATTCCTTTTTGGCTGTCAGTTGTTCTTCATTGGATTCCTTCAGGTTTTTCAGGTACTCGTCATTGGTCTTCTTCGTTTCCGCGAGCTGTTTTTCCTGACTTTCCTTCAGATTCTCCAATTTTTTCTCATTGGCTTCTTTTGTCTTTTCAAGCTCTTCTGCCTGAGATTCCTTGAGATTTTCCAGCTTCTGAGCGTTTCCTTCCTTGAAAGTACTCAGCTGCGTGCTCTGGCTTTCTTTCAAGGCGCTGAGGGAAGTCTCGCTTGCCTTCTTCTCTTCTTTCAGCTGGGTGTCGTTGGATTTCTTCAGCTCATTTAATGATTTCTCATTTTGCTTCTTCGTCTCATTTAGCTGATTCTCATGAGCCACCTTCAGTGCTTCCAGCTCTGTATCCTGCTTTGCCTTCAGATCCGCAAGCTTCGTTTCATTTGCCACCTTCGCCGCTTCCAGTGCTTCTGCGTTTGCAACTTTCTGTTCTGCTATGATGGCAGCACTCTTTTCTTTCTCGGCGGCCACAGTTGCAGCCTGTTCCTCTTTTATGGAGTCCTTTAGGGCGTCGGCTTTTTCCTTGACCGCTTCCTTCTGCTCTTTCAGGGCGTCGATCTGAGCCTGACGTGCCTCTTTCCTGCGATCCTCTTCCAGCTTTGTAACGTATTCAGCATATTTCTTCTCTGCTTTCTGACGCTCCTCAGCAGTCTCAGCGGAAGAGATGGCTGTGCGAAGATCTGCCAGTTTCTCTTGTCTCTCACGCTCCTCCCGGGCCTTTTCCTCTGCCTTCGTCTGGCCATTCAGTTCATCGATCTGCGCTTCAATCGCCTTGATCTGTCGGTACTTTTCTTCATCAACCAGTTTCAGGCGTTCGTCATATTCTTTGTCGATCAGTTTCAGGCGTTCATTGGTGGCTTTCTCCAGCTCATCAATCTGCGCTTCCTGGGCTTCTTTCAGTTCATCCAGCTCGTTATCAAGCGCTTCCTTCAGGGCGTCATATTCGGCGTCATAAGCGGTCTTGACGGCATCATACTCTTTGTCGAGTTTCTTTTTCAGTTCGTCATACTGGTTATCGTATGCTTCCTTCTGAGCTTCCTGGGTATTATCGAGATATTCTTTTAATGCGTCGATCCGTTCATCAGACGCTTCCTTCTCGGTATCATACTGCGCGTCGAGTGATTTCTTTAATTCCTCTTCCTGCTTTTCATTTGATTTTTTCAGCGCATCGACTTCTTCTTCCTGTGCCTTCTTCTTCGCATCGGTCTGTTTATCCAGGCTCTTTTTAGTTTCGTTGTACTGTTTTGAAAAGCTCTTCTTCAGATCATCATACAGTTTATCGAGACTTTCCTTCTGAGTGTCATACTGGCTGTCGAGGCTCTTTTTCAGAAGGTCGTACTGTTTGTCGAGTGTCTTTTTCAGTTCGTCGTATTCGCTGTCATAAGTCTTTTTGACCGCTTCATACTGCTTGTCGTATGATTTTTTTACTGCCTCATATTCTTCGTCATAGGAACGTTTGACACTGTCATAATGCTCATCCAGCTCTTCCTGCAGTGCATCATACGCTTCCTCTGCAGCTTTCTTTACACCATCGGACGAATCGTCCGCTGAGTCGAGGATTTCCTCTGCTGTCTCTTCCGACATATCGCCAACGTTCTGAAATTTCGTGCGGAGCTGTTTCAGCATGTCGATAAGTGACAATGAATTCCCGTAAGCGTCCGTCATGGAAATTCCGAGCGTTTCAATAGCCTGTGCCGCTGCCTTTGGCGGATCCGCAAGCCTTGTAAGAACACTTCGAAGTGTTGTTCCTGCCTGTGAACCTTTTATACCTGCATTCGCCATAAGTCCAAGCGCTACCGCTACATCCTCCGCCTTGTATCCAAGCGAACCGGCAAGCGGTGCAACATATTTAAAGGACTCACCGAGCATACTGACATTTGTATTTGATTTCGAGGAAGTAGTAGCCAAAATATCTACGAATTCCCCGGTATCTTCTGCCTCCATACCGAATGCCGTCAAAGCATCTGTTACAATGTCAGAAACCGTGGCCAGATCCTCACCAGAAGCGGCGGCAAGGTTCATAACACCCTCGATACCTTCCAGCATTTCCTCTGTAGTCCATCCGGCCATTGCCATATATTCCATAGCTTGCCCGGCTTCTTCTGCAGAATATTTGGTTGTCGCGCCCATCTCACGGGCTTTATCTCGCAGGGAATCAAACTGCTTTTCAGTAGCCCCAGAAATAGCCTTGACCCTTGACATTTGAGAGTCAAATTCAGATGTTGTTTTAATTACAGCAGCACTAAGAGCCGTAACAGCAGCAGTTACAGGAAGGAACCTTTCACCAACGGCAGTAATAGAACTACCGACTTCTTTGATCTTCTTTCCTTTTTCGGCGAATTCCTGAGCCATCACACCGGATTCTTTATACTGTTTTTCGAGGCTCTTTAAATTCTTTTCTGTTTCAATAATTTCACGCTGTATGGCGTCAAATTGTTCTTTTGAAATACTGCCTTTTGCAAGTGCTTCATTAGCGTTCTCAGCTGCTTTCTCTAATTCTTTTAGCTTTTCCTTTGTTTCCTTTACGGCCTCACCCAGAAGCTTATGCTTCTGCGCCAGCAATTCAGTGTTGCCCGGGTCGAGCTTCAGCAGCTTTTCGACATCTTTTAACTGTGTCTGAGTATTTTTAATTTCAGTATTAACATTTTTTAATGCTTTCTGAAGTTCGGTGGTATTGCCGCCAATCTCTATGGTAATACCTTTTATCCTGTCGGCCATATCGCCCACCTCCTTTTCATGTTAAAAGTTATCGAAATCTTTCTGACTTGCAATTATTCTGTATTCGCTTTGGTGGCTATCGTTTCCACTTTCAATGTATATATCATTTACCATTCCAATAGTTAAAAGCTCCAAGTCAGACATTGACAGCCCGACCTGGAGACATCTTAACAGGAATAGAGCGGTATTCATTTCGCGCTCTGTGGCGTTTTGTTTTTTTTAGAGGTCGATTCTGTGTGGAGATTTAAACCCCATAATTTTATGATTTCCGGCAATACCTGATAGATTGAAAACGTGTTGAATTCATCAAGCCATTCTTCCGGCGTATCCGGTATTGAAGGATCAGCATGTTTTGCCATGATATACGCAATGTTTTCAAACATTTCAAGGGAAAAATTATCAAGGCTGGACATGCTTTCATCGTTTTCATCAATAGATGTCTGAAGCATTGCCAAATCTCTATATATATCACGGTTAAATTTAATCCTGTATATACGAGGAATGGCGGCCGACGCACGAAGCGTGACCGCCTTTCCATCTATCTGTATGGTTTTTGTGAGTGCCATTTTGCCCCCTGTTTATTATTCGCCCGCTGACTTGCTCACATTCACGCGGTACGTCTTTGTGCTCGCTCCGTTCGTTACGATGACAATAACGGTATTATCTCCGGTCGTCCATGTCGCTGAGTTGCCGCTTGTATGGACTGCACCGTTTACAAGTATCGTAACGGTTGCGCTATTATCTGCCGCGGTTGCTGTAACAGCGTTGGTGTCGTTTGTGGTTGCGGTACTGTAGACTGTCGTATCTGCTGCAAATGCCGGATCAAGAGTCAGGCTGCCAATTGTCAGAGCAGACAGATTTGCATTTTTTACAGCACCGGTCAGATATACGGCGTTGTACCAGTTGCTGTATACTGTGGAGTCTGTAGTGTCGCCGGTCTTACCCTTAACACGTCCATCCGGAAGCGGCGTCGCCTTAATTGTCAGCGTCTCTGTCTGCACTTCCTTGGAGTCTTCATTGGTGTTACCTTCGATGCCCGGACGGGAAGCAGAGCAGTTATACAGGGCATGACGGATGTGCTTCTGGTCGCCGTCAAACTCAAACAGAAGGGCAAATTTTTCAAGATTGACCTCAGAGTTTTCGACAAGTACGCCATTAGCGTCCAGCCCTTCTTTCAGGATGTCCTTTCTGAATGACTCCGGGATAAGTGCTACTTCGAGGTCACCGTCATAACCCATATTGTTATTGATTACGTAGTACGCAATACCATCCGCATAAAAGTTCTCCGGTTCGCCGTTGGCATCAAGAGACAGGGAAACTGCGCCTGGGATTGCTACCGGCGTGCTGTAAGAGGGTGTCCCGTCGTCTGCTAATGTCAGTTTTGCATAATGCACATTTTTCAGGTTAAATTTTACCTTGTTCTTTGTTGCTACGCTCATATTTCATACCTCGTATAAAGTTTCATAGAAATCCTCAGCCTCAATATATACGGTGTCAGCCGTACACTCGTAATAAAGATTTGAGGAAGTTAATAATGATTCTGTTGCATCCATGAGTGCTGCCATTTCGTCTGGCGTTTCGGCGTATAATTCCAGGTCCACGCTTTGACCGCGATGATATACAAGGCCGTCTGCTGAAAAATTCTTTGTTGCTACACGCCTATAAACTACAAAAGGCGGCTGCACTGCTTCCGACTGTCTGAAATGGTCATAAGCATAACCTTCGATTTTGCCAGCTTGGAGCAATCCAGCGCATATGCTTTTTATTGTTTCATCCTTCTTTTGCAAGAGCTTTCACCGCCTTTTCAAAGTTTGCAATTGCGTGTTCTTCAGCGGGTGCAAAATGCGGAAACGCCCGCGCCCTACCGCCGTTGCGTAAAGCGTGGCCGTGCTCAAGCAGATGTGTTAATTGGTATTCAGTGCGGTTGTAAACAATGCTCCCCGGAGTCAATCTTTCACTAACATCTTTTGATGTAATGCCCGTTCTGTAATGCTTTCGGCTAGTTCCATATGGAGCACTTGCTTTAGCTTCCTGCGCGGCTACTTTCGCCGCTGCTTCCGCTGCCGCTTTTGTGCCTGCATACACATGATCACCATAATCATCCAGTATCTCTGCTAGAACACTATCAAAATCATCAATTTTGACTTTGCGTGCCGCCATTTGTAACACCTGCTTTCAATGCCACTTGTATGCTTTCAAGTTCCCACAGATCAACGCCGCGCTCTGGTTTCTCTTGGATGCGCTGGATTCTGTATTGTCGGTTATCCTCTGTAGCCATTACAGCCACATCCAATCTATTCACGGTCGCTGTGTGTGGTACTTTTATCACACGGTCGATTCTGTTTCCGGCTACGGATTCAGCGGACTGATAGAAGCGGAAAACACCAACGGACTGCCGTTCATACCGTAGCCGGATTTTCAATTCTCCAAGTTTACGCCCTGCTTCTGCGTATACTTCCACAATTCCATCCGGGAAGGTTTCAGGCTTCTGAAGTGGCCGCATAACTTTCCACCTCCTGCCGCATCCTTAAACCGATCAGATCAGACCTATAATTCACTTTGAATTGATCAACTGACCCTGATCGATCATAAAGCACATAATTGAAAAGTAATTCCTGTTCACGCCCTTCAACCTCAAAGGCCGACGAATCAACGCCGGTCTTTGAAATAATATAATTGATACCACGTTTGAGCTGCCCGGTTAACTTAAGGTCGGCGGCTTCATCTGTCCATGTGATATCAAGGTAGTTTTTAGCTGCCGCAAGCAGTTCAGCGGAAATCGTCATTTTTTCGGGCCTTTCTTTTCGGGTTTTGCGGGTTTTGTGTCGGAAGATCCGACTTTCACAATAGCGCTAATCATGATCACGCCTCCTGAAATGTTAAGCCGCGCAAGCTGTACAGTTTCTGCTGGAGCTTGCCGTCCTTATAAGCAGCAACCTGAACCATCTGAGATTTAGGATCCGTAATGTGGAAGACCGCAATGCCGTCTTCATCAAGTTCCTGTGCGCCCTTTGTTGTCTTTGCTCCAATAAGCTGAACTGTAATTTTATCAGCATTAGCAAGCGTGGACTTGAACGCAAGGAAATAACCTGTATTCTCAGTTTCAAGGCTGCTGAAGTCTGTCCAATTTTCAATATATTTCAGTGTACCGGAAATCCCGTTGGCACTAAATTTAACGCCCGACTGTAAATCAGTGACGTGTTTACCGAGAAACGCATCGCTAATCGTGTCATTCACAGTCAGGCCTGTTAAAAAGACACTGACTTAACTTCCAGATAGGTCGGCTCAAGGTTGGAAATATCAAGTCTCAGGAACGCGTTATTGTCTTTCGGCAAGCCGTTGCTGTATGCGACAATCTTGTAATATCTCTTGTCTTCGAGGAACTTGTATTCGTCGCTGAACTGGATGCCGCGCTTTCCACCAACGCCGAGGAAGTATTTCTTACCCATGCCGAGGATAGCCTCACCCTGTGTAACCGCTACAGACTGAATGACCCTTGTCGGCACCGGCAGAACGTCATTGACGTAAGCGCCATTCGGAGTCATCACAGTTGTTGCGGGCATGACGATTGAGAAATAATCAAACGGATTCACAACAAGGATCAGATCACGAACTGCACGCGGCTTTCCATACTGAGTCTGTGCAAGTGTAGAAATCAGGCCGCCGTAGGTGCTGCGATCAAAGCTAGTGACAGCAATGGCGCTTTTCTGCGGATATACGCCGCCGACAACAACCACATCATCAGCCACGGATCTATCCATACCAATGGGCATATCCTTCCCGGTTCCGGTAATGATTGCATTTTCATATCCAATCGCGAGTGCTTCAGCAAGGCATGTGCGAATGTAGGTATCAAGCCAACTTGCCCCCAGCTCCAGCATATCGATAGAAATCGGCATCCATGCGGAAAGTTTAAACTGTGAAAGGTCGATCTGCTTGAAACCGCTGTCAATCTCTTTTGTAATTGCGGATTCAAGAGCGCCCCACGCTGCCGTGTCGCCCGCGTCCGTATTGAGCAGGATTTTTGTCGCACCGCTAACACTCATGGTATCAACAGCATCAAGCAGCGGGTGAGCCTGTTTCATATCTTCCATAACCTGCTGAATGATGGTAAGCGGGAAAGTCTTGTCCGTATTGGTGAGGGACATCATTGCATTGCCACTGCCGCTTGCTTTCATGCCGTCAATCAGCTTGTCATAAAATTCTCTTTCCTCTGCTGTGAGCTGCCGAATTCCGCGCTGTGCAAGCACTGCAATATCTGCACTGTTCTGCATCGCGTGAGCTTCTTCGATGATTTCATCGTGGATGTGTGAGAACAGATCGTGAATACCTGCCTCAAAAAGTTCGGTATTGCCTTCTTTTGCGGCGTTGCTGATTCTCTGTGCAATTTCCAGCTGCGCCATGTTTACAATATCTTTATTTTTCATAGGATTTTACCTCCTTAAAATCCAAAAAAGCCTTTTTTTACTTCAGGCTCGTTGGTATTAAGTAACATATTCATTTTTACAAGCAATTCAGGATGTGAACTAATTGTATTCAGCGCACTTTTCAACGCGTTGAGCAGTTCGCCGTATTCGTCAGAAATACGTGAAAGCGTGTTAAGTATTTCGGGTTCCTGTTGCGCCGGACGCTTAACGGCGGCCATAATTGAACGCATTGCATCATTCATAACCGCGTCTTCTTCGTCATCCGGCTCACCGATACTCGTAGCGAAACCATATTTTACGGCTTCTTCCGGAGTCAGCCACGTTTCAGCTTTTAGCATTGCATCAAGCTGTTCGGCGTCAAGATTAACGCCCGCCTCTTTATATGCTTCTGTTGCTGACTGCGTAACTATCCGCAAGTCTTCAGCAGCCTTTTTAAGCTCATCTGAATTGCCCTCTGTAAGCATGTGGGCTTGATGGATGAATAACAAACTCGCCGGTTTCATAATACGGGTTTTGCCAGCGCAAAAAATGATAGACCCAGCGCTCGCGGCAAATCCTTCACAGATCGTCGTAACGTTCCTGTCTTTCAGGACGTTGTAAATTCCGAGTCCTTCTTTAAGCTCGCCCCCGTTGGTGTTGACATGCACTGTGATAGCATAATCTTCAGGGATCCCGGCGAGCTGATTTATAAGGTCATAGCTCGACTGATCACTTTCCGACTGAAGCAACCCGGAAATGCCGCCGCGTCTTTGTGCGATGTCGCCGAATATATAAACGTCGGCCGCGTGCTCTTCAGCACGGTGCACCAAACTGAAATAAGGTGTATTCATGTTTTTTCTTCTCCTTTCTCATCCGCCGGCGGTTCGCGTGGGGCCTGTGCCGGTTCTGATTCCGTAGGCTCAAGCAGATCCTCAACAGATGAATAATTTTTCGTCATCCAGTGCTGTGTCGCCCATGGCTCGTCTATTGCGTCGAGTCCTAAGCGCTGCCGGATGTCATTTACGCAGAAAGCACCGCTTCCGATAAGCTTATCTATCGGGTTAGCAACGTCGAAAAGGTCTGTGTATTTTACCGCTGCATAGTTCGGAACAATGTATGAACCGGCAACCAATACTAAATCACGCCCATATAGCTTTCTGTTGATTTCCTGTGCAATCATAGAAACAATAGGCTGAACCGTAAACGTCATAAACGTTTTAAAATCGTTTTCCGTGATATTCTTGCCTGTTACGATGGAAACAGGAACTCCCATTGTCTGCGCCGTCAGTTCTACAATATCATCAAGTAAATTTCGAATATCTCTAGTTCCGACAATGCTGGATTGTGACGCGCTGCCTTTTTGTTCTGATTCACGAAAATCATAACCCTCATACAGCGGGAGCACGGCATTTTCAGCAGTGAAATATCGCTTGAATTTCTCATTTACAAGGTCTTCATATACTGCTTCGAAATCTTGACTAGCTTCCGCAATTTCCGACACACTCAGAATTCCCCGCGTTCCTTTTTCGCGGATATAATTCTTTGTTGCGCTTGCAAGAAGTTTACCCTCAGATGCCGCAATTCCTGACAGGATCCCGCTTACCTGATCGCCATCAAGAGTAATCCGGAGAACGTTCGAGACCGAATAAACACCTGGTATCTGCTCGCCACGTGATGTGATATTTTCGTATATGTCGCCTGAAAGATGTTTGGTGACTGAAAATGCATCTGCAACATAACGTCCGTATTTCGATTCAACTATAACCGCTTCCTGATTCTGGTATAGCGTCCCTATTAGCTGCCGGAAGAATTCGCCCCGCGTTTGGTTCGGGTTTGGATCACTGTTCCAGCTCCAGTATTCACGGGCCTTTACTTTCTTTCCACGTCTAAAAGTTTCCCATTCCACAGCGGCGACGGCGGCCCCGATCTTGCGAACTATCGACCAAAACGCCATCCGGAGTAAATAATTTTCAAGTCCGGTTATATATGCGTCGCTCTCATTGTCCAGAAAGTCAGAAACAGTCACCTTTTCTGTTGTCGGCTCATTTTCTCGCGGTTTCAAAATCCATTTAAAAATATTAAATCCCATCTACAGCCCCTTACTAATATGTTTTAACGTCCAATAATTTACGGCCACCTGTTCGCCGCTCAATGATTCTATCTTCGATCGTCATAGCCGCAACGAACGCCATAAATGGATCCGTTTTTCGGCTCTTTGCTTCAATCTTTCCATAAACATAATTTCCGATATCCTGGCCGGCTGTTCTTCCGTACCTTATCAGCTTTGTGTTATTTGTCGCCCACCTGAGTTCCGGAGCGTCGCCCCATGTAAGCCAACCATTGACGAAACACGAATCTATAACGGTAGCCGCCCGCATAACGTCCGACGGTCGCACAAGTTTTAGGTTCTTTTTTTCTTTTGGTTCAAAACCTATGTCTTTCAGGGCTCTTGCTAACAGCGCATAACGAAAATCGTCTATTGCTATTGCACGGATTGAATACCGATCACGCATCGCAAGCAGATAATCCGTGATAATCCATGAGTGGATTTCCACATCATCCACAATCGTAAGCCGCCCATCCTGTACCCACTCCTGCCACGGGCACCGGAGTCGGGGAATATCTTTTGATTGTGAGCACATCCAAGAATGTGAAATATCAAAGCGCTGGTCGCTCTGCTTGAAATGCAGATCAACGCTCACCCAGTCTGTGACCTTTGAGAAGTCGATACCCGCCACACATGTCCAGCCGGACAAGTCGGGCAATTTTTTATTGGTCGCCTTGATGTTTTCATAGTCCGTCACTTTCAACTCACTGGAACCGTCCGGGATATTCATTCGCTTCGTCATGAAGGCGGGCAGCTGGGCGGGGCTCTTCTTCCACTCTCTGTACTCTTTCTCAATTTCAAGCCTTAAATGAGGCAAGTAAGGTAGTGACGGATTTGCCTTTTCCCAATTCGCCGGATCATCCACTTCTTTTTTGTCATCCAAGCGGCATATAAAAGGCAGCAGCCCGTTGTCCGGATCGCCACCAAATAGAATGCCTTCTGAAGTTTCAAGTAAATCATCAAGGGGTCCTTCCCGCACATCTCCATTGGTTGTGAAATATGAGCGGCGCGGGTGCGGATGTTTACCGAGGCCGGTTGTGAAAACGTTTATATTTTTATAGTTTTCGTATTGGTGAATCTCATTGAAAACCACAATACCGGAGCGCATACCATCCTTCCCTTTGGGGTTGTTCGTTCTGCCGCGTATCATTGACATTGTTCGAAGCCCTGCCACGCTCTCAGTTTTCCAACGATAATACTTCTTTAGCTTCGTCTGTGTTGGCGTGTCAGCGCCTTTGAATGCCTCCACAATGTCCAAAACCGGACGGAGGGCCTGCTCTTCATTGTTTGCACATATATCAACATCATAGCCGCGTATCCCGTTATAAGGTGACGCAAGGGCTATAGCTTCAAGTGCAATCGTTCCATCCTTGCCAGCTCCACGCCCGATCATGCAAAACAGATCAGGCCATCGAGGTGTCCTTGATTCCGTCCAAAAAGTGCAATCATGCAGAGCAATGACAAATGCTTGCCACGGAAACACACGCTCGAACGGGAAGTATTTCGCAAGACCCAGGTATTTTTCCGCAAGTTGTTCATCTACATAAATATCATCCTCTTCAAAGCAGCGTTCTACATGATCGACAAGGGCTTTTATTTCCTTATCTGTCCGGAGTTCTCCAGAGCGTACTTGATCAATGAAATCCTGTACGTGCTTACAGGTCAATGTCTTCACCTTCATCCATTACAACGGCGCCGGACGTTGATGGTTTAATTCCAAGCTCGTTCAATATCTTTGTCATGCGGTCAGACACTTTCAGGACGGAAAAAACGCTGTCATTTTGCTTTGTGCCGGACTGACCGCCGCCGTTATTGTACGAAGTAACGACGCCACGATCTTCGATATCTCCAAACAGCGAATTTTTTATATCCCACAGCCGCATATAATCATCTACAAGATCGAGATAATATTTGCCCGTGTTTCCGGAGGCTTGCAGCTGTGATAATAGATCGTTTTTTATCGCTTTTCTTACGTTCTTTTCATTGTTTGGCATTTCTAACCTCCCTTCACGCGAAAATAAGCACTTTTTCTAAAATGTCGAG